GATGTGCAGATTATCGTCCGCAGCAGTAGTAGGAATTTCGCCCATAGCAGTATTGAAAGCAATAAAGACTTCCTTGGTAATCTGAGCTTCCAGAGACAGAATAGCCTTCATCACGAACTTGGCGAGAGATTCCTTGCCGCACAGCACCTTATAGAAGTTCACAGCAACCGTAATAGCACGATTTTCAGGAACAATCGTGGTCTGACCAACGAAAGCCTTCTGGAACTCGGTGGTACGCATATCGCGGCCAGCCTTAGACACATAGAACAGGTCGTTAGGCTCAACGGTAAAGCTAAAGTCATCACCGTAATTGCCATAACGCTGCTCAGTATACAGACCGATAGACTTATCCAGAACTTCAGGAACAATCATATCAATCATGGAATTAACAACAGCGAAAGAAGCCCAACGCAGCATGGGGTTAGAGGACATCATTTCAGGAGAAACGGAAGTCGCAGCAAAGCTCAAACCAGCCAGCTTAGAAATCTCGTTCATCATTAGCTTGTTGACCTTCTGTTCCTTTTCAGCGAAAGAAACACTCTTATCATACACGTAGCCGTCACGCTTGCCGACTTCGCTCATGTACTGAGCCATATAGTCGCGGAAAGCTAACTCTACAGTGTCTCTATTATCAGCAAAACACATAACAGTATTCATAATCTTAATTCACCTTCCAATTAAATTAGTTGGCCTTGACTTCATAAATGAAGGTCTTGACAGGAGTCTTCACTAGGCCAGCAGAGCCAATGTGCAGAATGCTAGTGCCAACCTTTTCCATATAGAAACCGTCAGCAGGAGCGTCGGTAGTAGCCTTCAGAGCAAACTTGCCAGCATCCAGAGCCAGAATGGTATTGGTATCGTCGCCCTGCGTAGTCTCAATCAGGTCGCCAGCAACAGGCTTGAAAGCATCGAACACATAGCCAGCCACGTTAGTGAACATACGAGGGTCTTCGACAATGCCCTTAAACTCAACAGCGTAAGGAGCTTCGCCAATCTTCGTCAGAGTGACTTCAGAACTCTTAGCCATCCACACACCAGTAGCGGTAGCGTCAGCAGGAGCAGTAGCATTCCAAACTTCGTCCTCACCATCATTAGTAGAACGAGTCTTCAGTTCAAACACAGAACCATTTTCAAGGTCAACGTCCGCAACGGCAACGCGGTTAAAAGCGTCAATATTGTGCGCGGCGACCTGTCTCTTAATAATTACGTTCATAAATTAATCCACCTTTCAATAGAATTTAAATATTGTCCCAAATACTCTTGGTTTTGGGTTCTGCAAACGGTAGTCCAATCTTGGTATACCCAGTAGAAGTTTCATATTTATCAAAAATCTGAGCCTTGACATAATTAGACCAAGTTTCTGCACTATTAAATTCGGAGAACTTGTCCATTAGTTCCTTCTTCTCAGAATCAGACATAGCGATTCCACGGCTTTCAATTTCAGACATAACAGACTGCATCTTAGCCATTTCTGCGTCTTTCTTAATCTTTTCTTCCGTAGCAAATTTAAAAGCCTTTAGTTCCTCATAATCGCTCATAGATTCAATCTGTGACATATAAACCTTGTTCTGAGCTTCAAGCTCTTCGATTCTGTCACTCATGGTGGCGATTTCAGACATAGCTTGCTCAATCGACATTTCTTCCTTATTGCCGCAATCGCAGTTTACATTCTCTGCCTCTGCGCACGCAACGTCGGTATCGGCACAAGCGACCTCATTATCAGCACAAGCAACCTCGGCTTCATTTTCAATGGCGCATTCAACATTTTCTTGCGCTTCTTCAACAACAGGAGCTTCTTCTTCGGCCATCTTTTCTTCCTCTTCAGGCTTATCTTCCGGCTTTTCTTCATCCTGTTCAGGCTTTTCAGCAGAATCGTCTTCTGCCATTTCCTGCTCGGCATTATTAACTTCAATTACAGCAGCATCTTCACAAGCCATACCCTGTTCAGCAGTTTCTTCTGCCTTTGCTGGATTTTCTTTAGCAAAGTCAACACAGCTATTATCTAGCGTCTCTGCCATATTACACTCACCTACACATTCTTTTTTAGTATTTATTTCACAAGTAGCAAGTTCAGAATAATTAGTAGTAGTCGCAAAATCAACAGCATTTAAATATTCCTCCTTGTCCTTTGCGAATTCAACTTGAATATGCGCGTCCTTAACGGCTGGTTTAACAAAATCCCCTAAAACAGTAATACCTTCTAGGACAAATTCTTTTACCAAAATCTTACCGTCAATTTCCTCACCATCAGTGATTGTAATTTCCACACTGACAGACTTCTTTCCGTTACTATTCATTAAAGCCTTAATTTCATCTTTAGCATAGCGTCTCCAAATAAGACACTTAATAACAAGAAAAGTTCTGCCATCTGGATTCTTTTCAAACACGATAGGGTTACTATAAGTAGGAGAGGATTCTTTAATAAATCCAATCGGAGTTTCATCCTCTTCGTGCGAAAGAAAATCTCGTACAAATGGATTATATTTGCATACAACAGGAATGTCATATACAGTATTCGCGCATTTCATTAAAACTTCGGTGTCTATTGGATGCGTATGAGCATTTTGTCCATCTGCAAAAGCATAAATAGTTCCCTTACAGAATCTAGCAGTTTTATCATCTTCAAATTGTATTTTATCAATAGCAAAATTAAGAGACATTTTCATTTGTTCCAACTAAAACACCTCCGTTCGGATAATTACTTAGTATTCTAATAAGTAATTCATTTTCTATAAAATAATGCTCACTATCTTCAACAAGAACTGGTTCAAAACCATTTTTTAAAAGATACATATAAATATCTTCATCGTCACATTTATATAGCGGCACATTTTCAAATTGTTTAATATTACTAATAAGCATACTTATCACTCTGCCATTAGTCCGGCCTCACGTAAAGCGGTCAGCAGCTTATTATAATCAGAGGCTAATTCCTTGATTGTAGTGGCCTTAGTATTAGGAACACTAGGAATTTGCATCTGAACACATTCAGACGTGACAGGAGTCTCCGTCTTGTTAGTCTCAAGAGATTCTAAAATAAAAAGTAGTAAATCTCCAAGAGCGGCATTCTGAGTAGTGATAGAAACACCATTCAGTTCCTTAATCTTCTCTCTATCAATAGTCACAGTAAACACCTCTTTCTTATTTTAGGTCATTGCTTCCACGTTCCCAAGAGGCGCTTGTATTATCATTATCGCTCATAGGATTACTAGGTCTCCCCGGTTTATTAGCACTAGCACCAGTAGAAGATTGCGTATTAAGATTAACAAGAGAAATAAGCTTCTTATCAAAGCCCATGCTCTTTGTCATATCCATGTGACGCATAAGTTCAAATGGGTTCATATCTAACGCACGAGCGGCAAGCTGTGCATCTACAACGCCAATTTGAGCGTAATCCTTAAATAATTGTGACACTCTTGCTTGGTCATCTGGAACATTTATATCATGGAATCTAATTTTAAACTTGAACTTTTTAGTTTCAAGATTTACATAATATGTAACAAAATTAGCGAAATCTTCATATATAGCATTCACAATATTAGAATCAACAGCCGAAGCTAACTTCGACTGATGCGAATTTAATTTTTGGTTTCCGTATAAAACATCATACGAGGAAACGCTTTGAGAGGCAATATTTTTAAGAGAATCTATTTCTATATTCTCGGAATCAGTATCAAAGTCCACAGTTTCAATACTGTCCATAGGTAATGCGACAAGTCCAATTTGTTTATTCAATCCTTTTCTGGCAACACCTAAGAACTTTCCAAGTGCGTCAGGAGTGATATTCATTTGGTTTGCGACTTGCCCACTCTTAGTATCTTTATTAAACCCAATAATACCAACAAGCAACTTTGAAGCTTCAATAAAATATTTATCATTTTGAAGCCCTCTTATAACAGGAGCATAAGAGATGTTTGGAAATAGTGGGGAAAAGTATGGAGTAATCGTTGCAATTTCAGGCGACATTTTCCAAGCCCAAAATCCATCCAGAGGCGAACATTGCCGCCAATCTGTATAGACACTGCTCCTCTTAGAAACTTTCTGTGCAGGGTCATATCCATAACCTTTATCATTAAATACGTCACGATACATCTTTTTAAAGACTTTCGGGTACATATCTATATCAACACCATAATTACCAGTAAACCATTCCATATTAAAATCAAATAATAATCCATATGGATGTCTACCAGTTATCTTACAAAAGTCCGCTGGTAATTCTTGTAGGCTATATTTTTCGGAATCTTTTCTTAGAACAGCATAAAAGACACCCTGTCTAAGCATTTGTCTTAGAACTTTCTGAAATTCTTCTTTACAATTAAATCTGCTAATAAAGTTATCAAGAACTTTTAAATCTTCTTTATATTGCTTAGAGTTAAAATCAGAATCTTTTTGAATATTTATACAGTCAAATGAAATATGAAAAGCTGCCATATCAGAAAAATACCTAATAAGACGCTTATAATACATACTATTATTTTCGGCATACATCGAGTATTCTTTTAATAGCGTTTCATTATCTTTAGGATTCTTTAATGCTTCTTGTAATCCATTTAGAGTCGCCTCAACAGGACTCATATTTATATCTTTCATTCTCTGATTAATAATATCAGGAGTGAAATATTGACCATTATTATAATAACTCTCTTTATATGAATTAGAAAATTCTAAGAAATTATATGCGGTTAAAACCTGATTAACCTGTTCTTCTGTTAATTGTTCTTTCTCTTCCAAAAAATACACCGCCTTTCTTTATGAGAAAAATATATAATCTTCCCAGCTATTATTCTGCTGGACACTTAATCCATCTTCAAGCTATTTAGCATAATCTAGCGCATAAACCAAACTCATAACGCGGTCTTTACGTCTGCCTGATTTTTCTTCTGCACTAATTCTACCCTGAACACTAACTTGTTTCAAGTTAATAGCTTCATTCATAAAAGCAGAAGTTTGAGCATAAGGAGCTAAAACTCTGTTTCTTAAATCCTAATCAGAAACTTTATAAAAGTCAAAGTTCTAATTCAAATAATCTATTCCATCTTGCATATCTACAAGTAAAGAAATATTATTAGTTGCCATTTCATCACGAGAATGCACTAGCATTCTACTTTTATCTGCAATGCCCGTTTTAACAGACACCATAATTGGTACAGCATTTTCAGAAATTGTTCTATGAATATTTTTAAGGTCATCAGAATTAGCAACAGTCCACGCCGGATAAATTTCCCCACGAACTGGGTCTTCCGTCTCAACAGTGCTAATATCTACAATTCCTTGCCCTACGCCACCACCGTCTATTACAAAATAGTCGCAGTCAAACTCATAAAACAATTGCTTTGCTCTTAGGGTTTGTAGTAATGAATTAATACCATTCATACTCTCTGCATAAGCAAATATCTTTTTATACTTATTTCCATTAGGAATTAAACGCAAAACCCAAAACGCCGTATTCTGTTTTATTACTTTATACATTCGTTAAATATATAAAGAATTATCCATGTTATGGACTTTTAATAGGTACAACAAATACCCACTGACGCAATTGCGTCATTTTTAATATTAATAGCAGCATTAATATCACGGTCAATAATATTACCACAATCACAAATCATTATTCTATCTTTTAATGTTAATTTATGTATTTTGCCACATATACAACATTTTTGAGAGGTATAAGCCGGATTAACAACAACAAAATAACTTCCAAATTTTTCACATTTCCACATTAATGCATCTACAAATCTTTTTCTTGGACATATGAAATTCTGTCTTCTTATAATTTTGTTGGACTGCATTAAGTTTTCCAAATCTTCAACTCCAATGCTATTATTTTTACATAGAGACGTGGTTTCTTTTTCTATAAAATCATTTTTTAAATTTTCTAATCTTATATATGCATTACAAAGTTTTTTATATAATTTATTGTAGTTGTTAGATTTTCTTTTTTTCTTATCCAGAAGTGATTGTATTTTTCTTATTCGGTAATATTCTCTAGTTACATTATTTGGATAATTTATTAAGTCGCCATTAGAACTAGTCATAAAATTTTTTATACCCCAATCAAGCCCTATAAATTCTTTATTAGATTTTTGAACATCCTATTTTTTATAACTGCCAGAAATATACCATTTACCTTTATAAAAAGTAAATCTTGGCTCTATAATTTCTTTGATATTATATTTATTTAGATATTCTATGTCTAATGGAATTCTGTACGACATATTCTCCCGTCCTCTTCCTAAAGATGGGATTACAGCACGGCCATTTGTTACAGAATAAGTCATGCTGGCAATGTAGAATGATTGTTTATTCGGATTGTATTTATGAAACTTAGGTCTGTTTACGACTTTATTATATGCCATTTGTACTGCTCTGGAATATTCTTTTATAACACCAAAAACGATTCTTTTTGGTATAGCACTCCCAAATTCATTTATTAAATCGTTCGTATCGAAATCTTTTATTCCATATTTGCTTACAACTGGTAAGTTATCTTTATATTTTGCAACTAAAAAATTCCACATATTATGATATGTTTTGCAATATTCTCTTAATATTTCTTGTTGAAATCCATTTGGATGGATTTCCATTTTAAATCCAACTATCATATATTCTCACCTCCCTAACGGTGTAATATATATAAAAAAATAAAAGATAAGTAATTTAATGTTAGGGGCATTAAAAAGGCAGCTACTCCAGTGTCCTTATCTTTTATTTGTATCATGAATAATTTTTCTTATATTTTCATATAAGCATAGACCATATCATTCACCATATATAATTTACCTTAAAACAAATTACACTTAGGTGTTCTCCACTTCGGGCACTTGCCCTATAAGTATTTCAACTATTGGTCGTTGAGCTTTCCCCTATTCGGGGCTTAGTTGCTGATTTCCCAATCCTGTAATTTTTTAAGCATTCACACTTCGACATTTTTCATTCGTATGTTGTAGCATACAAGCTATAAGGGGTTTCCAGCAGTTCAGAGAAATACACTGCATAATTTCTAAATGCAGCGGACTGTGTATGTTATTACTAACATTACAATCGTTCTTTGCGGATTCTACCAAGGCAACGTCCATTGCTAAAATTCTAATTTCATTCGGCAATTTTTCTTGGTAAAATGGGAACTTAGATTTATTATCTTTGTATTGTAAATATTCAAAATCGCTCATAGCTACCATAGCACGAGCTTCTTCTCTCCGTTCCTGTAATACAGCATAACGGTAGAAGGAATTATTTAAACCTCTCTCTGGTCTACACGTATATTCTGCGTATAGCATTTCAAGAGAATCTTGGTTTTCTTTAAAAGACTGTTGAACAATAGCACGAGAAATATATCTGTTTTTTACACCTATATTATAAGGCAAAGCAACAGTTGTATATTCCGTATTACCATTGGTCATTTCGTCTATATATTGTAAGAACTTAGCATAAGACCATTCATCTGCACCTCTAATAGAGGACAAATATAATTGTCTATTTGGTTCTTCTGGTAGCGCTTCTCTTTCTTTAGAAGTCAAATCAGTATAATCTGGACTTCTAGGAGAAGAAAGCATGGGAACGAATACACGACTTATAACTTCCTTTTCAGTACGAACGAATTCGTCAACTATAAGAATATTGGCTCTAACACCGAGAGCATTTTCACTATACGGAAGCGTTACAATAGCCGAATCATTCCAGAAATCTATTCGACTTTCATTTAAACCCGTTTTAACTGATTTAATTTCGGACATTATATTAGGACGGCCACGAGCTAAATTTTGAATATTCTTAACAAATCTAGTTGACTGTCCTCTAGTGGGAGCAACAATAACAATTGTAGTTCCCGGATATAAAATACAATATATAGTAGCAAATATCAAGGCAAGCGTTGATTTCAATTTTGTTATCGTATCAGCTTTTTATCTGATACTTCTCATGGTCTCCCATGAGTTCGGCGTACATTTTCATCCTGATAAAAGGATGTCGGACACTCTTGGAGATATTATATTTATTCAATCTCTACGCTCTACAATACTGTCATACCTATTCGTAATTACAACAGTTATCTCGGTATTTTCTATATAAGATTTTTACCGATTTTGCCCAATACTATATAAACATTACTATTTATACGGCCAAATTATAATATTAGCAAGACCACGCGATGCCACGTAGACAAAACTGGGATGTGCAAACATTTGATATAAAAGGACTTTCTGGAAATCATACAGTCTAAATCCTAAATAATCAGTTGCAAATCTATGGGGATTACTTCTCCAATAAGCTGTCCACGCTTCAAGGTTGTCCATAAACCGCTTCGTCTTTGACATATTTACTTTTTTTCTTCTTCTAATATAAACCTTGTGGCTTTTCTTATCCATCGGAATCACCAGTTATTTCTGGCTCTTGAACTGCCACTTTCCCCTTTAATTCATCTATAATATCAATGGTATATTTACCATACTCTTCATCAAATCTCTCGGTAAATTCATTTTCTTTACCAATAGCTCTTGACGTTCCACCAATAAAGGCATCCAGAATCATATGCACGTTGTCAACGTCTGCTAATTCCGGGTCAACCTGTTTAATTGGTCTTCTAAATTCAATATCTCGGATATTCATTCCAATATTTTGAGGCTTATCATCAATTGTTTGCAATTCAGTCAATCCACTTGTTTTCATAAGTTGCTGTAATGTAGCAATCTTCTTTTCAACAGGAATTCCTTCTTGTCTATCCTTGCGAATTTCGTTTAACTGCAAACACACCTGACGAATCATAATATCAACGCTCTTATCGCTGATACCGTTTAGCTGCTCTTCCCAGTCCATATACTCAGATTCTAGCCAAGCTAAATCATCGTCGTCAAACTGCCCCCATTTTTGAACGAGGTCTTGGGCATCTAATTCTATCAAATCATAATCCTGATTATTGGAAGTATTTGCTCCACTAATTCGTCTTTTAACTTTTATAACATCATCATATGAAGCCAAACCCTCAATTTCATTTTCGCCTTGGCTTTCATCAAATGAGAAACCCCAGCCATTATTTTCGGCAAAAGACATATTTTTCATATATGCTTTTAAAATATTCTCTTCGCCTCTGATTTTAGCGTTCTCATTTCTAACATTATCAAGCGCTCCAAGATATGCGACATGAATATATGGAACATCAATTTTTCTTAGAGTATAATAAAGGGCGAGGTTAATGTTTCCATTATACCTCGCCAGTTTTTCGTCATATATTTTCTATATACATTCCTTACAATAAGGAATTTTACCAAAGTACCTACGATGTCTGTCTTTGCATTGATAAAAGTTTGACTGATTATCACAGCCACACCATAAACATACAACTTTCGGTGCTCCGGCCTTTTCTGCTACTTTCTTTGTTGTAGTAGTAGAAGGTCTTCTTCCTCTCGGCATTACACCGTCCCCTTTAATTCAATTCAATCTGCTGAACGGTA